CCATCATCACATAGGCTTTAGTAAAATCCTTATCAAAAGATTTTACTTTCCAATCACCATAGGCAAGCACCAGTTTCTTGAACCACGAATCGAGCACTGGGATGGCCTTTAGTAATGCAATGATGCCAGAGACTATTTCCATTATGCGATTTGAATACCTTCTTTAGTAACAGCTCGAAGAATCATATTGATAACTCCCCAGACTGGAGCAGCTACTGCGAAGTTTGCTTGAATAAATTCTCCAGTAGAAGGGGCAACAGCAGCCAGAATCCCAAGAGCGTTAATCCAAAGCGTTTTACTTAGATACCATTTTTTCATTTTAGTTCTCCTTTATGTAGACACTGTAACGACTCTTTTTAGTTATGTATACAGCGTAAAAGTGTTCCGGTTTCTTTCTTTTCTTCTATTTGTTTTAATGTAACCTCAAACTTCATACCAATTCTCCAATCGTCACAGTGCCGTTTTGGTTGACTGTATAACCAACGGGAGGAACCAAAGGAACCCACGTAGGATCAATTAAATAAATCAATTCTTGAAGCTTTGCGTGAGATAGAAATCCTTTAGCAGCATCGGTGCCCATCATGTCGCAAACTTGCTGAGGAGTTTTATCTCTTGAATGCCAGAGAAGTTGAAACACTACTTTAGCCGTGTCCTTCATAACCGAGAGGCAATGAGTATTCTCATTAACAATTCTATCTAGTGCTGTTGGCTGTGGTTCTGGTTGTGGTTGTCTAACTAATGCCATGTATGTCTCCTTAGAATTTTGTTACCAATACTTTAAAAGTAGAACTTGGAGGATCGTGCGGTCCTGCTGCAACCACTAAAAATCTAACCGTTACTGTATCAGCAGCCGACACCCATCCAAAATAACAAGTGTGGGAGAATATACAATCGTTAGGAACGCCTACCGATACAACATCTCCCACCGCTGCACCTGTAACTGTAACTGTTAAATCCTCATATGATGATGTGCTTGGAAAATCTAGTGTGGCAGTTGCACCAAGAACATTTGTTAAAGGAGTGCTACCTGCTCCAATTTTAACTGTACCCTCGAAATTAGCATTGCCAAAAGCATTTAACTTCCCGTCCGTTATTTTCTTAAGACTCACAGCGGTTATCACGCCACCCACTGAAGAGTTCGTTGGTGTTAACACAAGATCGGCTGTGCTCGTAGCTTGGAAAATTCTCTTAAAGAAACCAGGACCCGCCGTGGCAGGAGTTGCCCCGCCAATTGTCATGTTGAGATTTGTATTGCCCGTCAATGTTCCAGACAATTCATACCACTCACCCGCAACAAGTGGAGTCACCATGTTGGCAGAGGACTGCTCGACCGTAGTCGTGCCACTACCTGTTTTAATAATTGTCTGCGTTGGCGGGTCTACAGTCCAAGCCGCTCCGACTGTCCACGTTGACATGTCAAGCGTTGAGGAATCGGCAGGTGTTGTAGAGCCTCCCGCTACAGGACTTGATGCCGTCCCATCATAGTTGAGCGCGTTAGTCGCAACATCAATATAATAATTATAATTATAGCTATTTTGAGTGTCGTAAATAATTACTCGGTAGCCATCCATTCCTGCTAGTGCGTCCCAAGTCATTTCGATTCTAAACTGGCCGCCTAATGAAGGAGTCACCGTCGTTGAGCCAGCCCAAGCCGAACCTGAATTAGTGTCTAAATAGGAAAAAGTAAAAGCACTTGGGATATCTTGTGCCGTTGTAACGCCATTTAGTGTTCTTAGAATAACGTAACCTGAGACGTTAGCTGTATTGGCAATGTTCCAGCCAATCTGTACTTGATTTCCGTTAGTGGTGATAGCCACGTTTGAAACCGTACTTGGGACGGCCTGGAATGAACCGCCGCCATAAGCATATACGGCATAATCTAAATCATCCGTTGTTTGATAGCCAGGATCGCCGCCCGCACTTCCGTTCTCATAGGCGTAAATATCATAAGCGGGTTTAAAACCGCCGCTAGAAATAGTGCCAGAAGAAAGATAATTGGCGGTGTAAACATTTCCGCCTGGGTAGGTCTTGTAGCCATAAATATAAAAATCAAAGTCGTTTGCTTCCTGTAAAAGCGTGTAACCGCTGTTATAGCCCATTGACGAGGCAAAGTTAACAGGAGTGCCGAAACTTAGGAAAGACCCATTTGATATCTTCTCAGAACCAAAATCTGATGTAATGTTAACCGTTGTTCTGAAATTCGATTCAGTTAATTTTAAAACAAGTTGTGGATCGACATTAAAGTCTGGATTCACACCTAAGCCTGTAGAGCGAGGCTCTAGAGTTCTTGTGCCAAAACCAATAGATGTAGATTTTAATCCACCAGCATAAGCACGCGCAGCGATCGCGGTAGAGTCCACCCCTCTTGCCTCTGCAATATACCCAAGAGCAAAAGCATTTTCTGCCGAAGCTGCTGAATACGGGCCAACTGAGAAACTTGAAAAGGCAGAAGCATTTGCAGAACCACCTATGGCAACGGATGAATTTCCCGCTGCCGACGTGAACGCGCCAATTGCTAGTGCATTACTTGCTGACGCTGTTCCTGCGAGGGCTATAGCCCCGTCACCTAAAGCAGATGAGCCGTTACTTCCGCCAATCGCAATAGACCCATATCCGGTTGATTTTGTTTCGTAGCCTATTGCGACAGCCCATTGTTGAGACGCCACTTTGTCAGCAGTGGCTCTACCAGGCTGTATGTTTACAGCTTGAATGCCTTTTGCATTTCCCCCAGTGTTACCAATTACAATCGCATTAGTTGAGGGCTGTGCTAGTTCAATAACGCCCGCGACTGTCTGCACGTTAGTCGTCTTATTCCATGTGAAATCAGCGTCACCGCCTAAAGCACCTGAGTCGTTGAATTGAATTTGAGTGTTTGATCCGGCGGGAGGCGAAGGAGGAGACAAAGCAAGTAAATCACTCACCGTGGTTTTCTTTAAGTTACCAGAATCGGAAACATCGCTAAGTAGAATCGAGTCACCTGATGCAGGAGTCACTGCACTTTTCCCAGTGAGCGCAGTCTTGTCTAGCGTGGCAGCCTGTGAGCCCGATCCCGGTCCAGCCGTAACATCTCCCGTAAGCTGTGTGATTCCAGTGTCGGCTGTGATCTCAACCCAGTCAGCTACCGATGCTGTACCTTTAGCAAGCCACTGCCTGTTTGATACAGTATTAATCCAGTGGGAACCAACCACTGTGGGAGCTGCTGATGGATTAACTAATCTGCTTAGTACGTGAATACTCATTTAGAACTCCCCAGTTAATACTTCGCCAAGATCATTGAACAGAATAAATATATTAGTCCCGTCATCAAATAAGAGAAGGTCATCGAAGTCTATGCCTCCAGTTGGGCAGCATGGGATTGTAATCATACTCTTACACCTGTTACTAATGCTTCAAAAACTGCGCTACCAGTTGTTATGGTCACATTTAAACGAATCCACTTAAATGCAATTATAGTTGTGTAGTGCCACATTTCAGACATATTTCCAGTAAACGAAACAGTGATACCACCAGAGCAGCACCCGTTAATATCAATCCAGTTTATCCCGTCATTAGAAGCTTGTAGCTTCATTGATCCAGTTAACGAACTAGCTAGACTGATATTCACCTGAACAGCCATACCAAAATACGCAATAGACTCAAGCCTGTCAGACTGGAAAGAAGCACTCTTCACAGCCGAAGTAACAAGTCTATAAGGGTCAAGCATCACTTTCACTTGTTCTGCTCCAACTTATAAAGCCTTTCTTCGTGATTGTCCAAAACTTTATCTTGATAACCAAGCTTTGTAATAACAACGGCCATGTTTTCATTTAGTTTTGAAACTCCATTGCTTAAACTTTGAATTGATAAAACACCAAACGAAGTTATTGCAACAAGAAGACCCCAAAAGATCCTATCAACTATGTCTCCAAAGACAATTCTGTTTCCTTTGGGATCTTGCATTTAAGCACCAATGACTTTGCCAAAGATCCATATATCGCAGCTACCAGAACCCGACGCTCTAGTATAATCAACTCTTACTTTTGAACAGCAAAGAATCTGCGAAGTAGTAGGAGTTAAAACCATTCCAACAGCTTGGCTTAAAGAACCAGAAGCAGTAGCACCAGCGGCGAGAGTAGTAGTTAAATCGAACCATGTAGCCCCGTCGATTGTTCCCTGAATTTTGAAGTTACCAGTTGGCGACGTAGCACCACTCCAAACATATTGAAATGCGATTGCATCAACACTTTGCACGTCTACAGTTGAAGAAATGAAACTTGCTCCAAATGATTTTGCTGCATCTAATTTATATGGCTTAATTACTGACTTACGTGACATTGTGCACCTCCGTTGTGCGGTTAAAGGCTTGTGGCCTATAGTTTACTTAATTATCTACTCAAAACCTGACTAACACCAGAAGCAGATCGACCAGAAACGTCAAAATCTACTTTTCTTGGCTGTCCCTGTTTTTGTTGCTGCTGTGTGTTCGATTGAAGCATCTTCATATAATCAGGATTCATACTCGAAGCAACAGGCTGGCCCATCAAAGTAGAAATCTGAATCTTAGCTTGCATGGTTAGCGGCTTTTTAAGCGTAGCAAGCTTATCATGAGCTTTGTTTACCATCATTGCGTAAATCTGTGGGTAAACTACGCTAACAGCCTCAACGCTTTCAGGAGTCAAAATACCAGCCTTCATGTCATCTAAAATTGACATTGGATTTTCAATAGCTCTTAGATACCTGTTGAACTTGGAAAGCTCTTGATCGCTTGGACGGTAAACATTCTGTGGTCCAAAAGGCTCTTGGTATCTGCTTTTTGGAAGCTTCTCAGATAACAGCGCCGCGGCGATCATAACTTTAGACTGCATCTGAGTAGAAACATCTTCATCATCAGAAAAGCCTTTTGTAAGTTTTTCTATGTTTTCTTCCAATTTGTCTGGATTTTCTACTAAAGAAGCCACTCTTTTGAGTCTTTTCTCGTAATCCTTATCAGTCATACTATTAGCAATTACAATCGCTCCGCGGTAAACAGTTGGAGCAGTCTGGTCAATTGCACTTCTAGTAAGTGAGTTTACAGCACTCGAAACCTTAACTCCTAAAGCATCATCAGTAGCTTGTAATGTTTTAGCAATAAGCCCACTGTTTGGATAGTATCTGTGATAAGAGGCTAAATCTGAAATCTGTTTAAGAACATTAGATCCGAAAGCGTTCCACCAAGCAGATCCAGAGTTTGAAAAGTTTACGAATCGTTTTGGATATGCGTCTTTTATTTTTTGCAAATTATTCAGAATAACCATTGTGGTCTTACCAAGAAGAATCTCTGCATTTTCAGGAGTTAGTTTTTTACCTCTAAGGCCCTTAGTTTTAACTAAGTTTAAAAGCTTATTAAGATCAACTCTTCCATCAACTATTACTTCGTCTTTTAACATCGTTAAATAAGCTTTTCTTAAAGCTTGTACTGGCTCTTTAAAAACTTTATCAGCATTTAAAGCAGCAAGCCCACCACGCTTTAAGTTAAGAAACTTATCAACTAACATATTTTCATCCATAGCTTCGATCTTGTCTGCTATTGATAAAATTTTAACTCTTCCGCGGTACATTCCAGTACCAGACTCGCCAAAAATATCGCTGTATCTTTCATGCAATTCAGCGTAGATTTTATCAGCCTTAGCTTTATTTTCAGAAATCTGCTTAGTTATTCTTAAAGCTTCAGCTTCGTTCTTAGCTACTTTTCTAGCAGATCTTAAAATTGCTTTGTGCCTTACGTCTTCAGCACCTTCAATAACTTGATATAAAAATGCAGACTTCTTATGCTGCCCAGCTCTCCATAGAGCAGAAGCTTCATCTTTATTTAAAGAAATAAATGTATTTAACTGCTCGACGTTTTCTAGTCTTAAAATAGCTTCTTTTAAATCTATTCTTTCCTGTTTTTTAAGACCTCTAAAAATAGGATTAGTTTTTATTAAATCTATAAACTCTTCTGCCATTCTTGGCTTAATTTTAACGCCTTTAACTTGCGCTCCAGCAATATCGTATAAGTCACTTGCCTGTTGCAGAGTGGAATTTATATCTTGAAAGATTGTTCTTTTTATAACTTCAGCAGCTTCAAGTGGACTTACGTTTTCCAATCCATCGAAAACTTTTTTTCCCTGTTCGTCTAAAGCGTCGAATACAGCTTGTTGCCTTTTGTATTCTAAATGCCCACCAATACTTTTAGCCTTTGCAAGCTCAACTAATCCAGCTCCAGCTTTTTCGTCTGCAAGCATAATAAAAGAACTTTGCTTTTCAGGAGGAACACCATAATCACTTAGTATTTTCCTTAGCTCATCAGCATTTGCTTTTTGAGTAGTCGTGTCTCCAAATGCGTTATCTACAGCCTGACCGAAAGCATTTTTCTCGCCTTTACCAGTGCCAATAACGGCTCTTTTTAATGCTCCACCAGACTTTCCTAACCCATAAAATCCTGCACTGATACCACCACCAAGAAGAGCGCCCATGCCAACATTTGAAATCAAGCTTTCTGCTATTACGTCTGGAGTAATCTCAGCTTCAGTCAAAGATAGATCGCTAAGGCTTTGACCAGCTCCAACAGCACCGCCTTCTATGATTCCTTTAGCAACAGTGTTGCCAAGACCAGCCTTAAACATCTTATCGGCTATTTTGGTGGATAATCTATCAGCGGCTACGTTTGGAAGATAACCAGTAGCTTTTACAGCAGACTCAGATATTTTCTGAGCAATACTTTTTTCTGGAATAATTTCTTTGATAAAACCAAAACCAGTTTGTTCAGCAGCTTCTTTGAAACCTTCTTTAGCTGCTTGCTCTGCACCTTCAGTAAATACACCTTTAATGCCGCCTACAGCTTCATCAAAGCCCTGAAATGCCATGCTCTCTGCGCCTTCAACACCCTCTTTAGCTGCGATCTTTCCAGCACCTTTAAGAGCAGCTTTACCACCGCTTGCGAGCAAACTTGTTCCAGCAGAATAAATAATAGGAGCTACAGCACTACCAATTTCTCCGAATATATTAGCAGCGGCATTTCTTTTCTTTAGCTCTCTAAACAACTCATCATATCCAACTTGAGAAGCTACAAGATCCGAGATGCCAAGAGTTGCACCACTTAAAGCACCAACAGCAGTCGCAGCATAAGGCCTGTTTCCATACTTATCTTCAAGCTCAGATTCAACTACTTCTTCTGGACTTTTGTACTTGTATCCAGCAGCTATAGCGTCTGGAATCTTGTCTGGAGTAATTTCTAAAGTCTCACCAGTAAGATCATTTGATACTGTAACTTTTTCTTGAGAATAAGCATTTTCTGGAAACAGTACAGAAGAATGAGTATACGATTGTGGCTCTAATGACTCTGTTTCTTCTAACTTACCAGTGATAGGATTGTACTTCATTTTTTCCCCTTAGAAATCAAAGCCAGCTTGTTTTCTTGCCCATTCAGACTTCTCACCGATAGTTATCTTATCATCCTTATTTACATCCCAATTCTCATTCTTGTCGTAACCCTCATCGCCTTTTTTAAACACGACTTTCTTCTTTGACTTTCCTACGTTTGCTGGTCCAGCAATAGCAGTGTAAATGTCATGGAAAGTAGGCCTGAAGTTAGGATTCTTTTTTCTTTGTTCTTTGAAGGCTTTGTTAAAATAAATTTCCATCAACTTCAACTGATCCCTACCGCTAAGCTTTGCTACCTGACTTGCTTTTGTTAAACCTTTAATTCCGAAGCTTTTAACAGTGTCATCAGTAAACTGTATAAGACCAGTTGCGGAGGATGATGGATTTTTTGCATCTGCTCTAAATCTTGATTCAGCTCCAACAGCTTTAAGAAGATCAACAAAGTTCATTTTCTGCCGTCTTGAAAAGTCGTAAGCATCGCGAAGCCAATCTTTATCAGCAGCAAATTCTTTTACAAGTTTACCTTTTTTGTCTTTTACTTGAAGGTATCCAAGTCTCTTCATTTGACCAGCAGCAATTTCAACTTGTCTTTCTCTTTCTGGATTCTGAGTAACATCCATAGGAAATTCAGAAGAAGGATCTCTATCTAATTCTCCCTGAGGCTGTCTGTTTGTATCGCTTCCCGACTTCATTCTAGCTTCTGCCGCAGCTTTTTTGCGATCAATAAGATCAATATCAATGCCAGCGCCTCTAGCTCTAGCTTTAAATTTTGACTGAACAATGTCGATAGCTGTCTGTAATCGCTTTTTAACAGAACTATCTAAGCTCATAAACTTAGATGGATCTGCAATAGCTCTGTCGATAAGCGCCCAATCGGAATCGGAAATCGCACCAGTTCCAACAATTTGCTGCTTCACATCTCCAGTAATGAAGGCTTTAATTACTTCAGCTTCAGCCTTTAACTCTGGAATAACTGATCTTCCAGTCATTTGAGAAAGTTGCATCAATCTATTTAAATTCTTGGTAGCTTGATAGGTGTTAGCTCCATTTTCTTTTAAGTAAGTAGCGTCTTCAGCAGTCAAAGCAAACTGTTCAAACTCTGGTACGAATCTTTTTCTCTTCTCACCAGCAGCAGTTTCTCTTTTCATCTCAAGCTCTTCTTGTTGGCGAAGCTCTTCAGATTCTTTTCTCGACTGGTCAGCAAGCTTCATCTTGAAATCTGCTTGCTTGTAAGCCTGTTCGAGTAAGTATTCTTTCATCTCAACAGCGTGTTTAGCTTTTGCTTGCTCATAATTTAACATGAGCTGACCACTAACTTTATCAAGATTAGCTCTAGCAATAGGATCTGCAAGCTTTGCTTTCATTGTCTCGATCTGAGTCAAAACTTTTTGTTGAGCATCCAAACGAGTAGCATCAAGAGCAAGTTGTTGATCGCCGATTCTCTTATAGTTAAGATCAAAAAGAGTATCTTTAAACTTCATTCCTTCACGAGCAAATTCTCGCTGCCTTTGTTGTCTGGCAATGTCGTCTTCGATAATCTTATCTAAACGTACTTGAGCTTGGTTAGGCCCTTTAGCCATTGCACCACCAAGTGCACCAATGCCAAGCAACAGAGCAGCGGTAACTTTTTGACCAGAAGACTTGTCAGCCCAAAAATCTTGAGGAGCCATCTTTGCATAAGCATCAAAGTCAGCTTGCTTTTGAGTAATGTAATTCTTTGTAGCGTTATCAGCTTCCGAATATAGTTTTTGTTTTTCTCCAGCAATTCTTTCTGCTTCTCTTCCAAAACCTTCAAGTTGCTGCGCTTGGAATTGACCAAGATCACTAGCAGCCTTAGCTTCCTTTTCGTATCCTCCGAGAATACGTTTCATTGAATCAGGATATTCTTGTTCTTTCTCTTGAGTTTCTAGCTCTGGAATTTCAAAATCAATTTCAGGATCTTTGTACTCGTTTTCAGCATCAACCTTCTGCTCTTCTTGAGCTTGCGTGATTCCCTTAAGAGCAAGTGACCCAGCTCTGTCGAAAATAGCAGGACGAGCACCAGCAGAAACTTCAGAAGGCTTAGGAGGATTCAGAAGAGCTTGTTTTTTTCTTTCAATATCTTCTAATTCTAATTTGTTTTTATTTATGTCATCGTAATAAAAGTTTGGATCTGAGATAGTTCCACGAAGCGAACCACCTTCTTGAAGGCCAAGAGGCAAAGGCTGGTCTTTGTATTTGCTCTGAACAATCTCAACAGCTTTAGAAGCATTTCTTACTTTGCTTTCAAGCTCTTTTTGTCTCTCATCCAAAGTCTTCAGATCGTCATCTAAAGTTTTAAACTTCTCGATAGCATTAGGATCAAAGTCTTGGCTGTCTGGATTACCGACTGTATCTGCATCAATAAATTTTGCCATCTTATTTATTCCTTATTATTTAGACTGGGTTACTTTATCGACAACCATTTTAGTAGCAGCTCCAGCGACAGGACCACCGAGAAGAGTCATTCCAGCACCTGCAAGATTCCCTACTAAACCACCCCAGAAACCGCGTTTCTCGCCTTCTCCGTTGAGTCGCATTTGTTCCATTTGCATTTGTGCTTGTTGTTCAGCAGCCGCGGCACTCAATCCCATTCCCATGAGTTGTGCTCTGATCTGATCTTTAGCTTGCTGACCCTGCATAGTTAATTGAGCACCCTGCAAGTCTTGTCCACGAGTTTGACCAAGAAGCCCAGCCTGACCAGCCATAGCCTGTTGTTGTTCTTGCGCTCTTAGAACACTTGCTTGCTGATTCACATCCATAGCGCCCTGTGCGCTCTGGGAAGCTAATCCACGAGCAATCTGCCCATAACCACCACCACGAGCAGAGGCAAGCCCAGCCTGTGCAGCGGCACCCTTCATGGCAGCCTCTTGACCAGCAAAAAGCTGTCTTTCAGCTACACTTGGACCACGGCCCATAATCATATCGTTATACTGTTGGCTTAACTGATTCTGATTAGCGCGAGTCTGATTAGATTGCGACAAGTCTGGAGCGTAGTTTTTATCTCTAAGCTCATCTTCAAAAGATCTTGCTCTTGCGATTCCTGTTTGGATCGGCGAAGGACCGACTTGTTTTTTTGGTGTAAAATCAAACATTCCCATTTTATTCCCCTATGCGCTAGTTGTAGCGTTTTTTCCGTCCCTAAGTTTGAACAATCCCTGCTTGATTCCTACTTGTAATGTTAAACCAGTTAGCTCTAAACTGCCACCGTCTGTTATCTCGGAATCGTAATCTCTCATCTCATATTGAATGGCCTGACACTTCTGAATTGAAGGACGAATCCTGAACTGCTCAACGCCATCGGCACCACCGTAGAAAGCTTCTTCTCCGTAGTATCCTTCTCCATAGTACGAAGATCCAAGAGCTGTATCAGCCACAAAGTGAAGCGTTTCACGAACAGAGTCGTCAAAATCATAACGTAGCTTGATCTCGATAGAATGAGTTGATAGGTACTTGCCAAGCACGTTACAGGAGTAAATCCTCTGAGCACCCTGAAGTTGTGCCAACTGAATCCAAGCTGTCTTAAGACGCATCTGGACATAAGTACCAGCATCTAAGTATCCATCTGACTCTTTCCAAACCTCATTCGATGTTTTTAAAACAACGAACTTGTTTTTCCAAACGGTACAAGCCAAAGCTTGAAGATTCGTAAATGTGTACCATTGATTATAAAGGTAATTGTAGACTAAACAAACACCGTCAGAGTGGACGATTCTAACTTGGTCTAAGTCTGGTACAACCTGAGCACCAGTAACAGTTAGATCATTATACTCGTGAACATCTTGACCAATATACTCAGTCTGCAAGCTTCGATTCAAAAGATAGTATCCTTTGTTTGACTTGAACATAAGACCATTTTTAGTCACAACAACGCTTTGAGGATCGCTGCATCCAACATCAGAACTTATCAAAACAGGAGTAACAAAATCGTTCTGAGCACCAGTAGGAGTTGGACCGTTTCCAACTTGAGCATAAATAGAACTCGCTTTAAAAAGGATTAGCTTTTCATCAAGACGGCCAAGAGCCTTAACAGACCCAATTCCCTGATCTATCCTGAACTCAAGACCGTCTGAAATTTCTACAGAGTTTCCTTTTACATATTGTTTTGAATACTGAATTAAATTTTCATCAGACTGGTCAGACAAAATCAATCGGTTATTAAACACTTCAACAATGTTAGATGCGTTTGGAGTATCGTTATCTAAAATGTTACCAGTTGTGTAAAGAATAGGATTATCAATAATATCTGTATCAAGTGTTGAATCAACATAGGTAACATATGAAACAGAAGTATCATTTTCTAAAGCTACAACGCTTGGAGTTACAGAATAGAAAACTGTACCATTTGGAACTGTTCTATAAAGACCAATATATACTGGTGTTCTTCCAGAATCTTGTTTCTTCTCTGTAAGCTGCAATGTGGGAATATCTATATCATTAGAGTCATAAGCTGAAGCATTGTTTACTTCATAAGGAACTGACGTTGTAGATTGATGCAATTGCCCCTGAGCATCAATCCAAACATACACTGCGATATAGTTCCTAATCCCAATAGGATTGCTACTACTTCCAATAGTTGTTCCGCTAAGCTCTAAGTTTTCTGGATAGTAGTTAAAACCATGCTCAACAGCAGATTGACCGTCATAAATTTGAACTTGTCCATTTGCAATGTGCAAATTATTACCAAGAGTTCGTGATTCAATTGAGTCTGTGTTTTCAAGTAGAATTTTATTCGACTGGATACCAGTAACAGCAGTAACTTGAGAATCTACAATTTGAATTTGATAACGAACTGTTGAAGAAAAGATTCTCTTGTCAGTTTCTATTTCAAACGGCTCTGACAAATTTCCATATCTATTATTGTGACCATAAGCTTCGCTCTTTGAAATAGTATTTACAACCAAAGCCTTAGTTGATGAAATAAATTTCATAACAAAATATGTAGGCTGCAAAGTTGTCTCAAATGCGCATATTAAATAAATGTTACCACTAGAATCAGAAAATGGTTTTGAAACTATACCAACAGATCTTACCCATAAAGTTGCAGATCCAAGAGTTGGAGAAGATGCAAGCCCAGTAATCTCTATGTATTGAATGTAAACCTTATATTTTATAGTCTCTCTAAACTCATACCAAAGTCTAAAAGAGTTTGTATCTATTGCGTAAATAGCAACATTGTTTTTTGCCAATCCAGCAACTTCATTAGTTGCAAATTTTGCTATTCCTGTAAAATCGAAATTTAAACTTCCATAGTAAATATCGTGAAGACCGTTAACTGAAGATCCACAGAAAACTACTTTTATTGTTCCACCAGCTTCTACAATAAGAGTTATGCAATCCTGCATGACGTAAGCACCAAGAGTAAAAACGTCTGTTATAGCTGAAGGAACACCATCAGAAGGACCACCAAAGTTACCTGACTCAATTACATATCCAATGTTAACTTTGTTTGCTGAGTTTTTATAAACCATAACCATATTTGTAGTTGTTCCATATCGAACAATATCAAATATAGGATCTGTAGCTCCACTTGACGTAAGAGTAACTGGAGATTCAAAAACTGGAGTTGAAGACGTTGTATCAATTCTAACTGATTTTATATTTGTTCCCTGAGTGTAGAAAATATAAATATATCTAACGCAAGCTATTATTTTAGGTCTTGTTGAAGAAATTGTTTCAACTGCATAATCTGAAATAATTGCAAGACCTGTTTGAGCATCAAAGACAGCAGCATGAACAGTTGTAGTTGATCCGTCATTATCTTCCCATGCGTAAACAGTGATATTGTTCAGAGAAGCGCAAGATGAAGCATTTTGCTTATTTGTATTTCTGATAATTTGAGAAGTTTCTGTTCTAACGTCTGCGAGATAGCCCTTATCCACCCAAACGTCTGTGGAATCATTGTATGAGTAGATTCTTTCGCTAGTCATTAAAACTAGCTCATCTTTAAACGTAGTGATTGACCTTCCGCCACTTGGAGCATTTCCAAGAGGATCGTTACCATTTCTTTTTCTTAAAGAACCAAACTTATCAATATAAGCATTTTCTAGTTCTAACAGCTTGCTAGATTGAACAAGTTTAGAATCTGTCTTTGTGTCGATACTTGTACCAAGAATCAATGGTACTAAAGATTTTTGCAATGCCATTTTTTCCCCTTACAATTCATAAACACAAAGTTGAACACCGTCTAAATACATCGTGTCGCTTCCAGAAAATCCAGATAACGATATTTTATAAAGATAAGTTCCAGCAGAAGGATTATCAATAAAACAAATACTAGATGGAGGAACGTCAACAGCAGTAACAGAACTCGTGCTTGCGTGTTGGTAACTAACTACGTTGTGATAGATCTGAGTAACATCTCTATCTAAGTAAACTCTTCCACCAGTTAAAGTGTGTGCTGCACCAGAAAAAGACGCTTGTAAAGCTGCTGGATTGCCAACAGACTTTAAACAAACAAAAACAGGTCTACCAGTAGAAGTAAAGCTAACGCTTCCAGCTAGAGTTTTTGAAGTTCCAAGCACGGAGCTTGTGATAGTTGAAGAGTAAACAATGTTCAAAGCTTCTCTTTTTGCTTGAGTAACTGCTCCATTGTTTAATTTTGCAGTTGTAATTCCAGAATCTCTTACTCTTACAGTGCCAGCGTTTACTTCGATACTTGCATTATCAACATCGTAATCTGCTTCAATAACTCCACTTGAAGTCATTGTTACTATCTTCTTAGATACTGGAAGAGCCGCTGGAAGCGTCAAGTTATAGTTTGCAACAAGACCGGCGGGAACAGCGATCTTTGCATATTTTCCACTAACTACGTTTTCAGTAATAAATATAGATCCGCCAGACAGATCCGCGGTTACTGTTGCACTTTGCTTAAATGAAAATGATGTCCCTGCAATAGTATAGTTTAGCTGAGCACTTGAAACAGTGTAATCTCCACCAATACCGCCAACACCAGCTACGTTAATTGTTGATCCAGTTGTAATTTGTACATCTACACCACTAGCATTTTTCCAGTAAAGATCTCCATTTTTTGCATATACAGTTGTGTAATCTGACTGTGTAGCTACTTGGTTGACAAATTTTACATATCCTAAACTTGTAATAGGATAGGTCTGGAAACTAAAAGATGCGTTTACATTTATAGCTGAAGGAGTTATTTTTATTCCTTTTCCAGTAGTGTGATCGTGAGCATCAATTTCATCGAAAGCTGCATTTAAAACATCGGCCCACTCTGGTCCGAGTGTCCCTGCTGGTCCTACTGTTGGCAAAGTTAATGCCATGTATGGAGTAGTCATTTTTTAAACTTCCTTCACAAATAAGCTCGTCTTCACGAGTACGGCTTCTAAGATCATAGTTCGTAGGCAATCAGCCTCATGTAGTTAGTAACTGCGTTTGTTCCAGCGGAGCTCATTGATTGTTTTATTTTATATGTATAAGTTCCCGCAGTAGGAGCATCGTAAAAAATCACAGTGCTCCCTATCCTGTATAGGTCTGAACCTGCATGGTTGAAACCAATCTCAAATCTAGCAATAGTTGAGCCGCCTCTGTCTAAAAGTAACCTAGTAAAATAAGTACCAGCCGCTGGAGCATTACCACCAATGTAACTAGAGTTTGCGCTCTGAGAATCTGGAATCATTTGGATGATAACTGGCTTACCTGATGTTTGAATTGTAACAGTTAAGTTTGTTACATCTACCTCTGAACCGTTTAGTGCTGTAGTAGAAAAGGCACCACTACCAGAACTAACAACGATGTTAACTGGATCGGGATTCTCAGGCATCAATGTAATCGCAGTAGGCACAGCCGCCCATGTCCCAGCCGTTGTTTGGTTAGACGTTAGCCTAGCGATAAGACGAATAGCTTTACTTGTTCTAGCAGTCGTTGAATAAAGCACTGAAGAGGTATCAGCGCCGCCAGCGCCACCTTCAGCAGTTGTGCTTTGAACAACTCGATCATTGAACAGCGTGGAAGATACTGCAAGCTCTACCGTTCCAGCGTTATCCAATGCGTAGACGTAAATATATTGAGCGGTAGCGTTTGAGTGACCAAGAGTAGCACCACTTGAAACAACAACTGATAAGGCACTCGTTATAGTTCTTTTAACAAATACACCGCTTCCAGCAGTATCACTTCTGAATGATATAAAAGCAGGATTAGAAGTAGTTGCATCTGTTCCAGCTAAAGTTTTAATTGCTACAGTTAAAGCACTTGAAGCTACAGACGCGACTATTGTGTAGTTTTGAATATCTAAAGTTGAGCTAAATGAATCATCAGCAGAAAGAACACCGCTTGAAGTCATTGTCACAATTTTTTTAGATGCTGGAAGAGCAGTTGGAAGAGTTAACTGATAGCTTGAAGCCAATGCGCTTGGAGCTTGAATTTCTACACTGTTACCAGCAGAAATAGTCTCACAAATAAACAAAGATCCACTATATATGTCTGCTGTAGTTGTAGGATTCTGCTTAAATAAAAATGTTTTCGTAATATCTGAATAAGTTACCGAAGCTGTAGAAGTTGTATAGTCTCCCCCGATTCCACCAACTCCAGCCACGTTAATCGTCGAACCGCTAGTAAGTTGAATTGCAACACCACTAGCATTTTTCCAATACATATCTCCGTTAATACAATACAAAGTAGTGTAATCAGAAACTGTAGATACGTTATTCACTAGCTTTACATAGTTTGCAGTAAGTAAAGCAAAACTGTTTAGGTTAAAATCTCCATCAATCGAAAATCCAGCAGTAGGAATCTTCTTTCCTTTTCCAGTAGTGTGATCGTGAGAGTCGATAGTATCAAAAGCAGCGTTAAGAGTATTTGCCCACTCTGGTCCAAGTGTTCCTGCTGGTCCTACCACTGGTAGAGTAATCGTCATTAGTGGAGTAGCCATTGATTCCCCTTAAAAAATGTATAAAGTAACTATAGCTGAAGCACTAAACTTTAAAAGTAGATACTTGTCTTTATTTTGATTAGCTGTTGCGCTTTGCCAAACTCTAACGTCTGAATTTGAATCAACTATCAAAAAACCAACAGGCTTTCTTCCAAGACCGTGATTAATTTGATTATCAACAGTAATAGCTACAGCCTTAGAAGTTATAACAACACCGTTTAAAATGATATTGTTTTCAATCTTACGAATACCGTCAGCCAAGTTATCTTGAAGCTTCTGTGTGTTGAAGTCATCAGAGAAAACCTTTTTTAGAGCCAAGCGTCATCACCTAAATAGTAATAAGGAATCTTAGAACCAGTAACATCAGTTACTCGATCTGGTCTTCCCTGATCTCTATTGCGTGACATTGCCTCTATGCGCTTTTCCAGATCTTTTTTCTCTGCAATGAAAGCCATGACATCAGACTCTTCTTTGATAAGACACTTCATAGCCGCATCGCATACAATGTAATCTTCCCATCCATTAACACCGTCTACAGTGTGTCCATCGGCAGATAACAAAGTAATCGCTGGAGTGTACCAAAGTGTAATCGTCTGAGCTGAAGGCAAAGGCTTAAAGAAGATCTTGGAACCTACGATCCTATATCTGATTATTGTTCCATTGTTGATGTACTTATTTCTGTCTTCAAAAACAAACTTTTCCATAGGCTGAGCAGCGCCACCAAGACGATAGTCAACACCATTTAGCTTGTAGAAGTCAGAAGGAAGACTAAAAGAATCGTTAATACCGTCACAAGAAATAGTTCCAGATTTGACATAGTAATCCTCCGTTGCATCAACGAGAAGATCATACAACTCAGCGTAGGCAGAGTTAATGTATCCATTGATCTCGGAGTCAGTGCAGAAAGTCGTGTGCTTCATGTCGGCGCGATCACGAACTTGAGCGCGTAAACTTGAAAGAGTTACGTTTAGAGACATTTAACCCCCAATAAGCCCCCCCGATTGCTCAGGGAGGCATTATTCCCTAATCCTAATCTTTGTCTTCTTCAGACTCAGATTCAGATTCCATCTCGCAACATTCCATAAGACCTTTAAACGAGTCAACGATTGCTTGCGCATCCTTCTTCTCGACAGCCTGTAGGAATTGTTTAGCAGCGTCTAACTGAGCTTCTTTCTCAAGATCAACTTCTTTCTCTTCGGACTTCTTTTCAGAACTTCCGACGATAATCGTAGCAACCTTTTTGTTTGGTCCCATTAAGCCCAACATATTAGACCGTCGAGTTTTTGAGAAGCAAAGAGAAGTTGATTCTGTTGTTTGCGTTAGCAGCAATGTCAGCTACAGCACCACCAGAAATATCCCAAACGCGAATTTGGATTGTCTTAGCCGATGCAACATCAACAGCGCCAAGCTGAACAAATTTGTCATCACCAGCAGCAAGTTGAAGAGAAACCTGACCAGAAATCAAATGCTGGTAGGTATCTTGAAGAGTAATAGTGAAAAGACCAGTCGAAGTGCGAGCTACAGAGAAGCCTTTACCTTTAACAGTCGTAGGAGCGTTAGCCGTATCAGGAGCAAAAGACCCCTGAAGCATAACAACACCTTTGTCGAGAGTTCCCTGAAATTGTTGGAATAGACGATTTGCCATTTTATAACCCCTTAAGCCCACTCGAAAAGCAGAGGAAATTCTCTACATCCAAGAGCGCAGCTTCTACCTAAAAAGGCCCGCCCCCTTTCGAGAGCGAGCCGAGTTAGGATAGTAAACTAATTTAGTTTAGCTAAGTTTAACAACGCCTGAGTACGCGGGACCATTGCAACCGAGCGCGGCATAGTAGCCCACACGAATTTCTACAGCGTCTGCGCTTGACTCACGAAGCATCTTCATACCGTCGCTGTCCAAGATCTTAGGAGCGCCACCCAAAGAATAGAGCTTCCAGTTATCCATAGACAACATATATCCCAAGTTAGAAGGGCAGTTTTGATCTGGAATAACTTTAATCATTCCTTTAGGACCATTGATCTGAAGACCAGAGAATCCAACTTCGCCAACTTTCTCGCTGATATATTGAACTTTCGAGCCGAGAGCTTTTTCAAGATCTGCGTACTTCGAGAAATCCAAGAACAAGTGAGAAGGACGACCACCTTCACGGCCAATTCGCGAAGCCAAGTCAATCAAAGCTTCTTCGATAGGCTTAGCAGAACCATCCTGACGAACACCAGCCAAGCGGGTAACGTCAGCGGTACGATCAACACCGTAGAAAGCAGTTGCAGAAGGAGCAGCATAGGGAATCCATGCAGCCAATCCTTTAACTTTCAACGTAGCGTCACCATCGGGAACGAGATAATCGTTCTGAGCGATAGCAGCGATACCAGTTGACCAGTTAGCCGATGCAGTAAGAGTACCGAGATCGCGGTCGATAGCGGTAATCGTAACAGAACCAGCGCGAATCGTGGTAGCAGCTTCAGTCGTAGCAGCCTTCAACACCATGCCAACTTCAAAGTTGGTAATGTCGTTGATGTTAACCAAAGTGATAGTTGTTACGCCCAAAGAAGCGGTAGCAACTTGACCGATAGTACCAGAACCGCTGCCGTAGCAACCGATAGCAAGCGAGCGAGCAGCAGCATTGATTGCGCCGTCAATCTCACAAGTAGCAGCTTCCATGAAAGCGTTTACGTTTCCAACAGAAGCTTCAAGAACTTCGTTAGAAATAGAAGCCAAAGCGTAGTCAGAGCTACGAGTTAAAAGGAACTCAACGATTTTTGAACCGTTTTTGTTACCCTGAGCAGTCGAGAAAGTAGCAGATCGACCAGTAGGGTTTCCGTAGATCAAAGGAAGAGGATAGTTCTTGCCGCCGAACTTCTCATATTTTGGAAGCATGGCTAAAAGAGGATTATCCTTATAGACCATGTTTTGTACTCGTTGTCCTGCGTAGTGCTCTTTCAAAGCTCCTGCGAAACTTGTCATATCTAATGCTGGCATTTTATTTTACTCCTAAGTAAATTTTAACAATGATGCCGCTCTTTCGAGTGACTCTTCTCTTGTTAAAGGTTTTGACGAAGGCGATCCACTCGCACTTGTCATCGAATTGTTTAATGTTTTGATTTGTTCTTTAGCCGAATCAGTCTTTTGGCTAGTCTCAGTCTTACTTTGCGCTTGTGCGCTAAACTTATTCTTTATTTTACTTGCTTTTAAAACTTTATCAACTTCTCTTTCGAGATAATCCTCAACTAATTTTGCAGCCTCATCATGTGACAAAACTTTGTTGTTCTTGTCGTAATACTCTTTTGTGACATCGTAGACTAAATCAAAACTGTTTGTTGCAGCGATAAGCTCATATTCCGCAGATTTTGAAAGAACATGAGCCTTTTGCTCTGCTTTATACCCAGCAACCGCGGCCTTACGATCTGCTTCCGCGGCCTTCTCTTCCTTCTCTCTTATCTGCTTTTCAAGATTAGAAAGCTTTTCTTCAACTTCAATAATCTTAGGATCTTTGTTTTCTGCACCGTTTAAATAGTATTCTGTGATCTCGTCGAAAGTAACTCCACTTTCTTCAAGCCACTTGTTAACATTTGTTTTTGCTAACTTTTTATACTCATCGACAGACGAATATCCTGCAACCTTTGCTTTGATCTCTTCCTCTCTCTTTTGAAGCTCTCTTTCGCGTTTACTTAATGCAGCAAACTTGCGAGAAAATGCTTCGTCTTCAACTGGCTTCTCTTCTTCCGCCGCGGCCTCAACTGGAGCTGTCTCTTGAGTAGCTTCTGCTACTACCTCCTGAGGCGCTTCTGCTGATGCCATTACGTCTGATGCTGTAGCCGTGACTGTTCCCTGTACTTCCATTGATACCCTCTCATTCTTATAAGCTTCACTATTGAAGCGGTAAGCCTTCTTGTTGCGGTACTTCCATCATTCCCGCTTCTTCCATTGGAATCCCTGCTAGAGCGTTAGGATCGCCACCCATAGGCATTGGAGCATCTTCCATAGGAGCGACCATTGCTGGATTCTCTGGAAGAGGCTCAAGTTGTGGCTGCATTGGCTCTGGAGGAGCTAAAAGATTCATAGACTGTTCCATAAACCTACGCAGAAGCTCCAAATTCTCTTCTGGGCAATTCTCTAGCTTGGCTCTGTTATAGGCAAGTTGAGCGTACTTCACAGCGTAATCCAAATTCATGTATGGCTCTGGAGCTGTGAACATTCCTTCATCCGTAATCCTATCAACGATGTCCCTGATAACTTGACGAGAAGCAAAGTTTAAATCGTTTGCTCTCTCAAGATCTGGATAATCCAAAAGCTCCGCGCCTGTCTCTTGGTCAATCATTCCAGCTTCGATCATCTCTTGAATCGTCTGAAGCCTTCCCTCTGGACTTGTTGGAAGCAGAGAAGTTGGGAAGACTTGCATGATATACTTGTCTTCTGCCATATCGACTTCTTCCCACTTGATAGTCTCAAGAAATTTCTTTCCTTTAACCTTCACAGAGAAGTCTTTATCGTCTTCGTAGATCTCTCTAGCGCAGCCGATCATTTGCTTTGCTATATCCATGAAGAAGTTTTCCCATCGTTGACCAACTACTAAGAATCTATCTGACTCAATATCGTTGAACTCACGAAGAGCTTTTCCAGAGTTTAAACCAGAAGGTTTCTGACTCTGAGCCGAGAGCTGCGAGATCCCAACAATCTCAAATGACTTACGGTAAAGATTCTCTAAGTGCGCATAGACTTCTGGTGCCATGATTCCCTGAGGATCTTGGATAGGTCTAACGCCTTTGTATTTAATAATTCGACCGATCTCGTTGTTGATATGCTGAGCAGAAACAGAAGATCCATCTTCTAAGTAAACCGCTGGAGCACTCATCAAGTGATGCGCGATCTGAATGTTTCTTAGCGTCTTGTTGATCTCAATTTGAATCCCAGTTAGCTCTTCACTGATTCCACTACCCCAAAACCCAAAAGGCTTTTCGCTCCACATAAACTTAGCAAATGGGAAGTAATCTTTCTCCCATACCTCAGAACCAAGATCGCATCCTTCAATACATACAACGTGTAATCCGTCTTTTTTACTCTTAGATGAAGGCAAGTGCCATGCTTCATAGACAACAACCTGTTCAGTTGCATAGTTCGTGCTAAACGAAGTAGCACTCGTCGAGACTGTCTCAAGTGCTTCAATCTGTCTTCGGTACTTTGGATATGCCGCAAGCAGTACATCTTTTGAAACAAATTTGCTTTGATACAAGTTTCTTGGGAATCCATAAACACCTTCTGCATCATCAACAATCAATTCATCAGGAACCGTTCTTTCGCAAGCGATCTGACCATCATCGTTGTAGATCTTCATAAAGCCAGTGCCGAAGATACCAGCATCAATAAAGATCTTCTGCGCAATAGTATAGACGTTTGAAGCATTAAACTGACCAAGAATAAACTTGTCCAGCTTCTTAGCTTTCTTCTGCTGTGACCAGTCACCACCACTTGTCAAAAAAGTAGGCTTCACTTTGTTCTTTGCGATCTTACTCTGAGCAGTATCAACGCATGACTTGATTACGTTAAGAGTAACTCGATGATTCGCACTCGATGGAGAAGGTCTTGAATACTGGAGAGAGCTTAAACCAAGTACATCAAGATTCCCGTACAGCCTTACGTTACGCAAGTTTTCCGTGTGCCGATAAGATTGATTCTGTCTTAAGAATCTAATCAGAGGCACCAGCATATCGCTTACTTTGCCGTTTTTTTCTTCGTACCATCGCATTGCTTCCATTTGTTACACTCCTGAATCGTATAGATATTCTTCGTCGTTGTTATTGTTTTTCGACTTAGACTCAAACTCAGTAATGTCGATCATTGGCTTTGATAAGAAAGCTCTAGCACCTAATTTTACATGAATATCACCGTTTTTATACTCTTCAACACCGTTTTCTCTAAGAATCTTTAGCAACTTCTTAATCTCACTCAATTTTGCCACCATTCTTTTCTCTCCTCTTCTTCTATTTTTTCAGATTCTTTCTGCCAGTAAGCATCAGCTTCCGCATTGATTCGCTCTTCTTTTGTGCTGTAAATTTTATCTTCTTTACCCTGATAAGATCTGGTTTCTCTCCAAGCGTAAAGCACCGCATCGCACAAGTCGTTTGGCATCGTAGGATCTTCGCTTCCATCCTCATCCTTCACGAGTGTAGAATACTGATGACTTAATTCTGACAGGCTGGAATGAATAAGAAGATTCCCGTCGATGAAGTCACCGTTGAGAAGTGATATATAAGTTGCCTTATCGGTCTTACTGGCTGCGATAATCGGGATCTGATACCTGATACGCATCTCTTCAGTAATGGACTTACCTAATCCGCCAGTATCCGCCACTATTTTCGATGGAGAATATCGGTGAATAACCTTCTGAAGCATCTCTGCAATCTGTGAAGGAATAAGCTCACTATAGCCTTTTGCATATTCGACATAAGACTTCTTAACCTTTGGATGATACGCGACAACAGCGATAGCAGTCTTGTCGTGCCATCCATAGTCGATAGCCAGAACACGAATCCAGCCGTCATTGGTAGGGAGCGCGTTATATTCATTTTTTCCTTTTTTGTATTTGTAAACAAGAGCATCAAGATCTTCTACCCAGTTACCGCACCACTCTCTTTGATAAGTTGGATTCTCAACGGTCCAGTTTCGACGCTTCATCATCGCATCAACGAAAGCTCTCTGGTTAGGCATGTGAGGATTATCAAACACTGACCACTTGTGCACCGACCAGCCGTTAGCTTTCCCCATGGTAGCCTCATAGAATAGTCCCTGAGGTCTTACGGCAGGAGTTCCTAAAAGTATGATTTGCCCATTAAGGTCCGATATCGAAGGTTCCAGTACATCGTCAACAAGTAAAGAAATATGATCTCTAAAGAATCCCGCTTCGTCAATAAGAACGACAGCGTAAGGAATACCACGGAGTCGCTCAATAAAATTTTTAGTATCTGCGCCCACGAGTTGAATTTCTGAGTTAGTTTCCAGTATTCTAATTGTAAGGCTAGATTCCTTTGGGTCAATTTCGATACCCGCTTTAGAGCCGATTGATAATAAGATCTGCCACATAATGTTACGAGCAGAAGCACGAGTAAGAGCAATGTAGATGCTAATAGAATTTGGGTGTGTAAGTGCTGCAATATATAACCTGACTCCTGCTAAATAAGATTTTCCAGCTCGACGTGTACAAAGAGCAGATACAAAAGTAGATCTATCGTTCAAACAGTTTAACTGCTTGTCGAAAAGTAATCCCCTAAGATCATCTTTATTTGTCCATTCTAGCTGTACGAATCTTTGGAGAATCTTTAGATCCTGTTGATTCATCAACCCTCTTTTTTGTGAACTGTCTTACGTTAGGAGCGACGACACAAATAACGTCGTGGCCACCTTCGTCAATAAAAAAGAATCCATCTTCGAACCAAACTTTTACTTTGTCGCTTGAATGAATGTAGGTTTTGTATCCTCTGTCACCAAACTGAACTGAAACTCCGAAGAAAATACTATCAACATCGAATCTCATAATAATCTTTCCAATCTATAAAAGGATCGTAATTGCATCCAATACCTTTTAACCACCACTCGTAATTTTTATTTATGTGAGTAATGATTTTAATGTCTGGAGAAACGAGAGTCATAAGCTGTGTACCGATGCCCATGTGACGAAATGGTGCCTTCACAAATATGCAGCTAATGATAGGCAGATCAATCTTGAACCTATATACAACGAATCCAAAGATCTGATCTTCATCTTCTGGATTACAAGCAATAATTGCCTTCGATATTCCGAATATCGCTATGATCTGCTTCTTGTACTTCTTGAAGAAAACATTTCTTGGCATCGGTCTAAACATGGGATGATTCTTATGTGACTCCGCCCATGCGTCGATGATAAAGTTATCGTCAGTGCTTACAGACTCTCTAAACTTAATCTGTTTACTCGATGGGTTGCTTTTCGAGTTCTTCGAGTTGCTTGAATTGCTGGTTGATTTTTCCAAGCTCATTTTTTGTCTGCGCTTCCAGACTCGCTACCATGTCCTTTTGAATCTGAATCTCTCCCAGTTTCAATATCAACTGTTTCCAGTCTTCTGTTAGCTTGTCCTTTTTCTGTTGTAATTCCATTCTCAATATCCTTCCTCTCTAATATCAGTTTAACTTTGTTTAAAAGATCGTTGCCATCAATCGACGGCACAAGCTTTGCATCATCTTCTTTGTTCATCTCAAGTTTGATTGCTGTAAGTGTTGGATAAACGTAAGGAAGGAGTTTTATAAGAGCACTTGCTCTGGACTCTGGAGAGCGCATCTTTGAAATCTCATCGAGGATTGAGTCTATAAGGTTGATACCGCGGCGCTCTAATTCCCAGCGAGCAACTAATGACTTCTTAGGAACATGAATTCTTTTAGATCCCTTCTTGGGACCAAGATTCCTAATGTTAGGATTGCCTTTAATAAAAAGATCTTTGCCTGTCAAAATTGCCTCATTCTTATATGCAATAAACTAATTTTGTTTAGGATATAGATACTTTTTAACAAAAACAAGTAAAATAAAATAATGAAAATGATGAAGGGTATAAAATTTGAAGTTGAGATTGTCTGCGAGAATGAGCTTTCCGTAGAAGACGCTACAAAGTGGGTAGAAGATGCAATGGATGTCTTCTGCGAGTTTGAGTCATGGAGAGTTGTTCCCAAACAAATATATGAAGCAGTAATGCACGATGAAGATGTTGCAACTGCATGAAATATGAGCTTGCTTGCGAGTTCACACTTCTAGTTGATCCGAAGCCTAAGGCTCGACCAAGCTTCACAAGAGCAGGAAGAGTCTACACTCCCAGCGAGACAAAGAGCTTCGAGAAGCTAGTCGCGGACACTCTGCACTATGCTTTCAAGCAGACTCCGATTGATGGAAGACCTTTGATAGTAGAACTTGAGTTTCACATCGAAAGACCTAAGAGCGTCAAGCGTGACTATCCAATCGTTAAACCTGATATAGATAACTTCGTGAAGGCTATTTTAGATGCAGCAAATGGAGTTATCTACAAAGATGATGCTGTGATATGTGATCTTCATGTGAAGAAGAGATACGCCGAGACAGGTTACATTCGTTTAAAGGTAAGCTATCTCGATTGCGTAATGATAGGCCAAACAATAACTATTTAGATAAGGCTTTTTAATTTTGCACGTAGAGCAGTCATGCTCATAGACAATGAACCGCCTGGATCGTTCTTCCTTCGAGGCGAGCATTCGTGATGCCCGATTACGTTCTCAAGTTTAAACACCTCTGGATTGTTCTTGTGCATCCACAAGAGCAGAGAGATGAGCGAGGTTTCCTGAGCAACAGTGTACTTGTGATAGTAACCAGTAGGATCAAGAGCATCGCGCTTTTCTTTTATGTGTCTTACTTGTTCAGGCTCGTAGATCTCACCAAACCAAGAAACGAACTTATCCTTTAAAGGCTTAACAGATCCAGCGTTAGCGATCTCAATTCCTACCAGCTTACTCGATACAGAAGTGCCGAGACTAGGCCAGCTAGAAGTTCCAGCATGATAACCCCAATCAGATAAAGGAAAATTCTGATACACGAGGCCATCTTTATCGATGACAAAAAACATAAAACCATTCTTGATACCGCCTTCAACTGTGTTCTTAGCGTTCTTAGCACCAAGTAATGAACGGCCAGCAGTGAAGTGAACTACTGCACCCTCGGGATATCCTTTGCGGTACTTGCCGCGAGACTTCATAGGAGCAATCTTAGCCTCCATTGCTGGATACCAAAGAAGTTTCTTAGGCTCGTCCACGTTAGGGCGCTCGCCCTTAATTTCTACTGTTTGTTTTGTTGTGAATAAACTCTTTAACCAATTCCAGAATTTCATTTGTCTTCCTTTTTAATTATAACTTCGTGATCTGCTGGTGGGGCCTTCGCTGGCTTTCCCAGTAAGTACACTCCGTTTCTAGTCGTGATCTTTCCCTCTGACAAGCTGTAGGCCCTGAGCCAAGACGTATGAATGTATTCTCCATCTTGGAACTTAGGAGAACCATAAACGAATCCTTCGGCAACAGCGAGCGAGCCCCAGTTGACTAAAATCCATCCCTCTAAGCGCGGTAGTTTTTCTTCCATAATGCTCCTTATCGGGTATAATAGTTCACTATTGTATACATTATGTACCCGATCGGTACTTATAGTGAACATATGAACTGTAGTATAAAGATAATCATTAAGCCATTTTTAATTGGCTAAGTATTATATATCTACAACTCGCAGATTATCCCGATCTTTAAAACATTGTTTGCACACTGCCTGGCATCCGTCCGGTTCCGCCCTGTTTTTATAGAAAGAATCTTTAGGTTTCCTTATTTTACATTTACTACAAAACTTCTCTGTTCTTGTTTCAGGGTCACCATACTTTTCTTTTAAACTTAATAACGAAGCTTTTTTCATATTAGCGTGGTGTATTTTTTGTTTGGCTGAAACAACTCTTAGCTTTTTATCTTTATGGTAACCGCCATGCAGTCTGCCTTTCGCCATAGCATCTCTTGAATTATCTTTATTTGTACCTAGAAACAAATGCTCTGGGTTAACACACGCTCTGTTGTCGCATTTATGACAAACTAACATACCAGTAGGTATTTTTGTTTTATTGAAATGTTCGTAAGAAAATCTATGCGCCCCCATCCAACGTGAACTGCCATAAGAAAACTTACCGTATCCAAATTTACTTTTACTTGCCTCCCATTCCCAGCAGCCGTTTTCATTTACTTTAAACTTATTGCGGAAGTTTTTTATTCTATCTTCGTTTGAAGTTTTAAGCATGCATCCGCATGACCTAGTTCTTTTACTTTGAATATCACCAAGTCTTATCTCTTTAATAATTCCGCAAGAACATTCACATAATGCTTTGCGGATACCGTTAACTTGATATTTACTCAAAATTTTTAATCTAGAGAGCATACAAATGTCCAATGAGTGTCATTAAACTCAGGGCCAAAGTCCCAGAGGATAGGGCCTGACTCGTCCATGTTCATGAGCACAAGCTCACCGAGTCTGTTTTGGTAAACGCTTAGATTGCTGTAAAAATCCCACATCAGATTATTTCCACATTACGCTCTAGTAGCATATCGTTTAGTCGCTGCTTCCAGTAGTGGTCACGTTTAGTTGGCTTACCGTGCTTTGTGCAGTCGCGTATCTCCATTAAAAAATCATGCAAAACGGCGTGCATACGAAGCGCTTTTGCATAAATCTCGTATTCCTCTTTGTCATCTGGCATTTGAAATTCAAAGATTATCTTACTCATAAGTCACTGAGATAAACCCAGCCCCATTTTGATGGATCGACAAAAGTAGTAAACGACTCGCTGCCATTAAACAATTTCCACACATAATTTTCTGCTGAGAAAACAAAAGCCAGCTCACCAATAGCTAGTTCACCTTCTTGGTTTACGAAGACTTTCATTCTATTTTACCTAAAGCTTCTTTAGCAATTTCTGCGCACGAACGATATTGATTTACCCCACCGTGATTATCCACATACTCAATAAGAGTGAGCGCCTCTTTAGCTATCTTGAGTTTCTCTTCAGCTTCTTTGAGCTGGGATTGGTGGACTTGGATCATGGTATCAATAACCTCTCGATACTTATTTAGTTCCATTTCATGGAACTTGTCGCTTTGTTTTAAAGCGGCCATCACCACCTTATCCGCTTCAGATAACCCACCATCGGTTTCTGATTGGTGGGCGCAAACAACGCTACGAGCACCTGCCATCCAACTCTTGTAATCGTTGCAAAACTCTTCTGTTCTATTTGCATATGCGCGTTCAGCTTTAACGAGCAGCTCAAGCTCCTCATCTCCCGTCTTAGGATGGTTCATACACTATCCAATCCAAGCTTCTTAGCTGCTCCGATAGAAGCCATTTTAGCCATTGCATCTAAATCTAATTTAGAAAGAATCTCTAAGCATCTTTTTTCAACAGCATTCTTAACGCATCTTTGGACTTCAGCCTCGATAGCTGGCATGATCTTGTTGTACAAATTTTCTGCTTGGTTCTCTTTAACGTATTGCTCAATAGCGTTTACGATACCTATCATTACTGGTTGAAGTTCATTAAGTGAGTTTGAAAAAGTATCTATTTTCACGGAGAATACTACCTCGTATGGTTTATCAAAAGATCTGCTGGCTTCGCTACACGTTATAAATTTATGGTTATTAGCAGGCGTCATCTACTCCTCCACGCTCTTTAGGCGGGACAGCGCCCACTCAACGCCTGATTCAAACGAATCCGTTGCACATATTGCTTTGCGCTGGTGATTAAACGCTGCACGCTGTATCTCATCCTCACTAGGCAGCTCAACATTAGCCGCTTTTTGGAGTGCTTCGGTTATTCGATCAACAAAATACTCCTCATACTGTTGGCGCGTTAATCCTACGGGTCCTCGTACTGAATCCACTATCTGCTGAGCCTTCTGTCTTGGGGTCATAACTCCAATGCCCTTTTTAGGTCTCTGTCTGATAATCCACCATGGGTCACCACTGCATCATATATGCTGTACTTCTTGTGTGGATTCACTTTAGTTTTCTCCCACTGAAATTGTTTATTGACACCGATCTTCAAAGGCCAGTTGTTTTTGTCTCTGATCCGTCTAAGCTTTTCAGTTGATATGCCGAAGATCTTAGCGGCGTGTCTCATGGAGTCAGCCTTTAGATAAGTGTCAAGCATATTTTTAATGTTTACACTGTCTACTTTAGTATCATGACACAGCGCAAGTTGATTGTTTTCAACAGGTTTCAAGAGTAGTTCTCCTATCGCAAGCTGGAGAAACCGCATAGGCTTCTTGCTTTGTTCTTCGTAAACCATTTTTGTTTAGCACTCGTAAGACGTAGCTGTAAGGAACTCTGATTTTGAACTTGATTGCTATTTGTGTTGAGGTTCTGGCAGAGCCTATTCCTTTATGGAATTGCTCCACAACAAACTGTTCAACTTCTTCTGGTGGGTTTTTACATAACGGCATACTCATTCTTAATCCTCCGTAGCTATTTTGATTGCTTGCTCTGGTGTTAGCCTATTCCATTTACAGATTGCATTCCATTCTTTTGAATCAATGGCTTCATTTTTGTATAGCCTCTTGAGTCTAACTTTTAGAGGCTCTCTGCTATCTTTCTCTTCCAAGCGCTTTCTGTTTAGCTCTATCTGCTGCTGTATGGCAGTTTCTTTGTCAAAGAACTGAGGAGCCATGTGCTTGTCATGTATGGCTTCCAGCTTTTTGATTTTCTTGTCTTGTTCAACAATGTGCTTGTAAAGCACTCGGTACTTTTCTTTGTCCTGTTCAGTACCAAAGAGCCTCACCCATTCAAAGACTTCCTTAGGTGTTTTCATTTTTCTTGCTTCTGGATTGTAGTTCTTTTTTTATCTCAGCGATTAGATTATGCGCGGAGTCTGCTGCTTCTTGATGATTCTTTTGCATATGTCCTAAGTATCTAAAGTTGAGTGTAAATTTAATATCTCGAAGCTGATTGTCTGGAATTTCTTTGATTGATTGTGTCAAGCTGTAAGTGTCTTTTTTAGATAGTTTCATTTTAGTTACCGCTCAACTTTTGAATGGTATCTTCAATGGTGTTAATGGTGTTTTGTATTACATCAAGATAGTGTTTAACTTCTGATCGCTCTGCCTTCAGACATTTTTCGTTTAACTCTCTCAGCAAGTCGTATCTTTCGTTTGCTTGTTTAAGCTGAAGTTGTGCCATTGCTAAGTTGATTTGTTGTGCTGTTAGTTTTTTCATATTGTCTCCTTTTCAGCTAGTTGCTCTTTGCTGATGAATGTGAACCTATTGGAAGCGTTTCCTGCTGTCAACAGATACTTTAAATAATTCTTTTGGGCTGTAACACTCTGAGTCTAAGTGCCAAGCTCGAACACTGTTAGGGTATTTTTATATAAAAAATAATCAGGGGAATGTGGGATTCTCCCACTTGCAGAACTAGATTCGGAAATGGGTAGGGAACTTGCCTATAGCAAGAGCCACTTTTTTGTCTATAGCAGATAGTCCCTATGGTGAAGGGCTTTAACCTTCTCGGAGATACCCCGACTATGGGGATGGGCAGTCTTTGAGGTCTTATGCTCTAGTTGCTGCTGTCACTCTCATGCTGTCCCTCTTGCTGAACTGAGTTCCTCAACAGGTAGCGTGAATCTGGATAGAGTTCTTTTTAGTGCCTCTATGAGCTTCACAACGCTCTTGCCTACACTGCCATCAAGTAATCTTGACAGCTTTGCTCTTTACCCAGACTCAAAATATGTTAAATTGATTCCAGATTCGTAGTAAAATCTAATCTAGCCTGAAATTTGCGCAATGCAAAGAGTAGGGCTAGAAATTATTTTTATGACCAAGAAAAAACAATCTGAGATCATAACGCTACAAGCCATATTCCAGTCAGCTAGAACTACTGTAGACGGTGGTATCAGGGTATCTTTCGACATAGACGCATCCCAAGTCAGCCTATTGCCTTATTTGCTCTCTAAACAGCACCAGAGGCTCAATATAGCGATTCAAGCAGACGAAGAGCCAGAAGCTCTAAAAGAAGGCTACGGCTATCTGAGCGACTTATAGAGCCTTTGCATAATTTAATGCATAATTGCATAATACGGTGCATAAAAGAATAATTAAATTATTTTGAATTAAGTGTTGACGGGATGAAACAGATCATCTACCTTCACATTCATCAGGGAAGAGCAAACAACCCCGATAAACAGGAGACAATATGAAAACAACAATTGAAACAAGTCACATAGCTAAAGTTAAAAAGATCATCGAACGAGAACAGCAAGAATACAACTTCTGGTCAAAAGTCGAGATCAAGATGGCTGCCGCTAATATCGTCAACAAAGACAATGTTAAATCTTGCTCTGACAAAGCTCTGGAATATGCTCAAAATATGCAAGAGTATCACTTGCTTGAAATGTCCTACTTCAAAGAAATGCTCAAAGATGCAGAAGCTAGAGAAGCAATCTTGCAGCAAGTGAGGAACTAACATGGCAAGCTATAAAGAATGGTTAAAAGTTCCAGATAGCTATTACGATCCACCAGAAGGAGACGACATCGTTTACTGCGAGCTATGCGAGTCTGATGAAATCACAGCTCTGGTAGATGATGAATTTTACTCCTGCCAGTGCTGTGTGGAAAAAATCGTTGCAACAATAAAACTTGACAACCCTACTTTAGAAGTAAAGGTAAAAATCCTATGAATCTTTCAGAAATCCTACACCAATTAGCAGACATTGAAATCATGCTCATAGAGAGCAAAGGCGAGTTATCGCCTGAAGATGAAGGTAAACTAAAACTGTTTACTGAATCACTCACAGAAAAGGTTGACGGTTATAAGCATTTTTTTGACAGAATTGAAATGTCAATCAACTACTGGAAGGGAAAAGAGAATGAAGCCTACGAAATCCGTAAAGCTCTTGAAAAAAATCTCGAAAATGCAGAAGAGCATCTCAAACAAGTCATGCTACATAAACAAGTTAGAGAACTCGTGGGCGACTCTTATATTTTTAAACTTAGTCCGACGAAGGGAAGAGTTGAAGTCATTGACGAAGCTATGGCTAAAGAACTCTACCCACGAGAAAAAATAACAGTCACAGTTGACGCCGAAAGATTACGCCAAGACTTAGAAAATGGCATTGACATGCGCTGTGGAAAGATTATTCAGACTTACTCGCTCAGAGCACGAGCGATAACAAAACAAAAGGAGATAAAATGAACAACCTTATATATCAACGAATTTCAGCTATTATGTCAGAGATCAATGCCATTTCAAAGAATCGCAACAATCAATCTCAGGGATATAAATTTAGAGGCATAGACGATGTTTACAACGAACTTCATCCATTACTTGCAAAGTATAAGGTATTTTCTACAACAAACGTACTATCAGAACAAAGAATCGAAAAACCATCAAAATCTGGTGGAGTTTTATCAACATCTATTTTTAAAATAGAGTTTACATTTTTTGCAGAAGACGGCTCAAATGTAAAAGCAGTAACTATAGGAGAAGGTATGGATTCTGGAGATAAGTCTTCAAATAAAGCTATGGCCATTGCTCATAAATATGCTTTAGTTCAATTGTTCTCCATTCCAACAGAAGACGACAAAGACCCTGAAAACGATTCGCCAGAGCCGAAGCAATACGAAGCACCTAAGAAGTTTGAAGCTCCAAAGACTTTTAGCGAACCTAAAACAGTGCTTGGACCTTCTGAGGCTCAACTGAAAAGACTTCATACAATCGCTTCTGTAAATGGCTGGTCAAATGATGAAGTTAAGAATATCATGAGAGAAAAGTTCAACGGTCTTGATTCATCTAAAAATCTTTCTCGCAAACAGTATGACGATCTTTGCGAGTTTCTCGGCAAGAACAAGCCTTATCTTGGCAACTTGCCTATGTAATGTGTCTCCGCTCTGATCGCAGTTTGCTCATTCTATCGCGCTAACCGCTTGCCGATAGTCTTCTGCGCAGAGTTGACAAGCTCCCAGCTTGTAGATGCGGCTATAAGTTGGGAGCATCTTTTAAAGGAAATTTTATGGAATTATTTTTGTCATTATTTTTGTCATTATTTTTTGTTTGCTTAGTTATTGCTGGAGTTTGGTTAATTCTAACTAATTTTCACTTTGCCGTTATTTTTTTACTGATTGCTATTCTATTAGCGGTATCTTTAAAATGAAGTGCCTTCTTTGTAATTTCATTGGAGAGTATCATCACGTTTACACGAGAAAAGCTTCACCAGAGCTAGAGCACGAAGAACAAAACAAAATCAGTTTATGCCGCTACCATCACATAATGTCACACGCTATGGGAACTAAATACATGGCAAATAAATTTTCTGAAATTAGAAAATGGCTTCAAGAAAATGACTGGACCTTAGACCCTGTTACCGACAAATGGGAGAATTATGAGCTTAGAGAAAAACAAATTTGGATTCGTGCGGGTAGACTACAGCAAAATAAGGCTGGAAGCTCAGAGGATATGTGACGAAGAAAACTTCTCAAAAGTAGTCATCAATAATTCCATTTTGGGACCAGCTAACAGAGTTGACTCTAAAATCGGAGAAATGATTGTTGCTGATTATTTAGATATGAAGCTGGATAATTCATACAAATATGATCTCACTTTTGGGATGGATAACAAATACAGCATCGAAGTAAAAACTAAGATGCGCAATGTTTACTGTGACGACTCGTACATTGGAGACATTGCAAGCACTTCGAGCCACCAGTTTCACAATGCTGGAAATAAAATTATAGCTTTCGTATCACTAAACAAAATTACTTTAGTTGCTGAAATTATTGGCTTCATATCCGTTAGTAGGTTTCTGCGTACCGTGAAGGAAGAAAATCCAGACATTGTTTTTGTAGCCAAAGGAACAGACTTTGGAAAATACCAGCAGAGAGCCGACGGATTCCGCATCAAATACTCGTGTTTAATGAAGCCAGAAGCGTTTAAGGAATTTATAAAGGATAAAAGATGAAAAGATATACGCCAAAAAATAATAAAGACTATATTGCTATAGCTCATAAAGAAGGAATGTTTGAAGCTCTCGACGAATTACGCAGAGACATCATGAATCGAAATAAACATTTTTATCTAAGAGCCGCGGCTAGAAGGTTAAAAATGGAGCCAAGCACTTTGTTTAAAATGGGCAAGCGTCTTGGAGTTGATTTTGTTCACTGGAGTGAGATTATCTCTTGGAAGGGCATTCGTGACTTAAAAGTTAACGAAGTGTGCGACAATGAATAATTGTAGACTTTATTATAGAAAATTGTTCGTGGTTATTGTCTTCGTCATCTCGACCGTGACAGTGCCAAGACCTAACAACAATGTAATCTTTGTGAAGTTTAACAATCTTTCCCACTACTGTACACTCAACAGTTTCCATCCAATTTGTGTGATCTTTGAAGGTAAGAGAAACAAGATTGCCAATTTTGAATTTCATAATGCTATATTAAAGGCACAAAAATTGGCCATCTCCCACCGTCAAGTATGACACCTGACCCTATTGTAGCCTTAAATTTAGAATTCTTTGCGTACTCAAAAGCAAATGAATCTTGGTCTATCAGGCATCCACCGTTCATAGCCCAAAGGTCTTGGTGTTTTGTTTTAATATGAGAAACACCTGCAAAACTATGCAAATGACCAATCGCTGTGGAAATTCCATTAGCTAGAGCAGCGTCAATATGGCCCTTAACTCCAGAGAATCCTTCTCCATGAGTTAAAAGAAATTCCTGCTTTGTTGCACAAACAATGTACTCTTCTTTGAGTGTCCATTTTTTGGGATAAGCAAAAATTTCTTGCATACCCTTTAAAACAACTGATGGAAGCTCAGCCTCTAATGCGCGTTTATACAGTCTTGAACCGTGATTACTTGTGCACATGTGAAGCAATGGGAATGCCCTACCCCACTCTTTTATTTCTTCTCTAACAGCATCTATTTCTTGTAGAGAAGTGTGCTTTCTATCTGGAGACTTAAAATAATTATTGAACATATACGCATCTTCAAAATCTCCAGCGCAGTAGACATTTTCAGGAGGTATATCAAACTCATCTTGAAGTGATACGCAAAATTCTAATGCTCTCTTATGTCCATATGGAGAGTGATAGTCAGTTATCCAGAGATAATTGTCTTTTTTTTTGTTCACTCACAAATTGTAACTTGCATAACCAATTATGCAAAACATCTACACGGGAATAAAAGTTATCCACATAGGGAGTGTAAAGACTCACTTAGGCTTGCCTAGTTTGTTAAGCCACTGCTGTACGTAAACATCTTCAGCAGCCCGCATACGCTTGATTCTAGAAGAGCAATAAGGAATTGCTAACTCGTAGTCTACCTGCCCATTAGAACATTCTCGTTCGTTATAGAACTCTT